CGCAGGCCCTTGAGGCCGAGCGGTTCAACACCGCCGTCGCGCAGATCGAGGCCGAGCACCCGGTGCTGAACCCGGAGAGCGAGACCTATGACGAAGGACTGGTCGACATCATCCTTGCGACGCAGCAGGCCGACATGCAGCGGAACGGTACGCCGGCATCCGTCGCACTGCGCTCCGCGACGCGCACCGTGATGGAACGGATCGCGAAGCCGGCCACTGCGACCGAGCCGGTGAAGACCACCGGGCTCAGCGCCGCGGCCCCGGCGCCCACCGTGGATGCGGCCGCAGCCACTCGCCGGGCGGCGCAGGTGAAGGCGAACATCGAAGCCGAGAAGACCGCTGCCCCGGCACTGGTCGACACCGGCGCCGACACCGACGCGCACGGCGCCGGTGGCCGATCGATTCCGGACGTCACCAAGCTGTCGGACGAGGAGTTCGAAGCGCTGCCCGCCGCTACGCGCGCGCGTATGCGCGGGGACTTCCTATCCTGACGCGCGCTGCTATAATGCACGTGCGCCAACCTCGCGCAACCGGGGCGGTCGGACCAACGGCTTATAAACCACCGGCCGCCCCAACCCTCGCGTGCTCTACGCGTATTAGAGCCGGCCCGTCACCGTTATCTGATCGTCTCTCCACGCGGCGCCTGCGTAATGGCGAGCACCAGCAGCGTGCCAAGCTGCCGAAGCACCACCACCTCATTCCTCATATTTTGGAGTTTCAGCCATGACCAATACGAACTTTGGCCTGCTGACCGACGAGCAGAAAACCGTCTGGTCGAAGGACTTCTGGACGCAGGCCCGCAACATGTCCTTCGTCAACCGCTTCATGGGCAAGAGCGACAACTCGCTCATCCAGCGGATCACCGAACTGAAGAAGACCGAGAAGGGCGCTCGCGCCGTCATCACGCTGGTTGCCGACATGGAAGGCGACGGCACGGTTGGCGACCGCCAACTGGAAGGCAACGAAGAGCAACTGACTTCGTACGACCGCGTCATCACCATCGACCAGATGCGTAACGCGAACAAGCACGAGGGCACGATGGCCGAGCAGGCTTCCGTCGTTTCCTTCCGTGAAGAGTCGCGAAACAAGCTGGCGTACTGGGCCGCCGACCGTATCGACCAACTCGCCTTCCTGACCCTGTCGGGCGTGAGCTACGCGATGCGCAACAACGGTGTGGCCCGTATCGGTTCGCCGTTCCCGCTGCTGGACTTCGCGGCCGACGTCGCCGCTCCGTCCGCCAAGCGCGTCGTTCGCTGGAACGGGACCACCAAGCTGATCGAAGTCGGTGGCGCCACCTCCGACGTGACTGCGGCCGATCTGCCCATGTGGGAAATGCTGGTGCAACTGAAGGCGTACGCGAAGGAAACGTACATGCGCGGCATCCGCGAGAACGGCAACGAGGAGACCTACCACGTCTTCCTGACGCCGACCGCGATGGCCAAGCTGAAGCTCGATGACACCTACATGCAGAACCTGCGTCAGGCACAAGTCCGTGGCAAGGACAACCCGCTGTTCACCGACTCGACGGTGAAGATCGACGGCATGTACCTGCACGAGTTCCGCCACGTGTACAACACCCGCGGTGCGGCCTCCGGCAGCAAGTGGGGCGCGGGCGGTGCCATCGACGGTTGCCAAGTGCTGTTCTGCGGCGCGCAGGCGATGGGCATGGCCGACCTCGGCGTGGCCCGCTGGGTCGAGAAGGGCTTCGACTACGACAACCAGCAAGGCATCTCGATCGCCAAGATCGTCGGCATGCTGAAGCCGCAGTTCCCGAGCCAGTACATGGGCGGCACCACCGAAGACCACGGCGTGATTTCCTGCTACGTCGCACAGTGATCCGGCGCAAGCCGGTCACTGAGCAGTAGCGGTATCCAGACAGCATTACAGGAGATTTACCATGACCAAGAAAATCGCGACTCGCGGCGGGCAATACCCGCTGGTCTTCGAGTTCTCGTTCAACTTTGACGACACGATGGTGGACGTCAACGGCGACCTGATCGACTTCGGCGCTGCCGACGTCGCCGCCCCGCACACGTTCGAAGTCTCGGGCCTGCCCGATGGCGCCGTGCTGGTCGGTGGCGCGATCTACACCGAGGAAGTGTTCGACGCGGCGACCTACAACATCACCGTGGGCGACAACACCGATCCGGATCGCTCCAAGACCACGGTCGACGCGAAAGCTGTCGGTGTGATCGCGCTGGTTCCGACCGGCGCGGAAACCCCGCTCGGCGACAAGCTGACCATCACCGTCACTCCCGCTGACGCCTGCACCACCGGCGCCATGACCCTGCGCGCGCACTTCATCGTGCCGGGCCGCATCAACGAGAGCTACCCGGCGTAAGCCACCGGCGTTTCGGGTTCCGTGCCTACCGGGCGCGGAACCCGCTTTTTCATCAGCAAAGCGAGGTTACTAGATGTCGAACGAATACGTCATGCCGCACCGCAGCCACACCTTCCGTTCCAAGCTCGGCCATGCCGTGCGCTTCGAGAAGGGTGTGCCGGTTCATGTTCCGCCCGCACTGGTTCGCGACGTTGTCGCCATCGGTGCGATCAAGGTCGAAGGCGATACGCCCGACCCGCTGGCTCCGGAAGCCCCGCAGCCGACCGTGCCCACCGACGAGGAGCGCGCTCACGAGCTTCGTCAGGCTCTGATGCTGATTCGCGAGGGCAACAACCCGAACGACTTCACCGCGGCCGGCGTGCCGACCGTGAAGGCCGTAGCTGGCCTGTCGGGCCTGCGCGACATCACCGCCGTCGAGATCAAGGACGCGTGGGTGGAACTGACCGTGGGCAACGAGGACTGAGATCATGGATAGCACTGAACTCCGAGACCAGCTTGAATCGGAGTTCGGTGTTCTGCCGGTTGAAGTCGTGAATGACGCCGAGATTTGGCGCATGATCGACACGGCGTACAAGCAGTTCGTGCGCTCGACTGGCGGAATTCCGGACTTCACCAGCGAGGTGACTGAACTGGTCGTGGCGGACAACGTCACGGAACTTGAACTCAGCCCGCTGGTTCTCCGCATTCAGGAAGCATACCGCCAATCCGACAACGGTCAAGTCCGCGTGATCAACACGGAAGACCTGACGCGCCTTGCCGGGCAGGACGGCTGCGACTACGGCGCGCTCCGTCGCCAGATCATGCGCAACGAAAAGGGCCGCGTCGACTTCCTTCTGACCGGTGCGCAGAAGAACATCGTGCGCCCGGTAAAGCTGCCGACCGAAGTCGATGTCATTCGCCTGATGGTCTATCGTCTGCCGCTGATTCCGATCACCGATTACGACCAGACCTTCGACGATGTCGACGAGCAGCATCACATCCATCTTCTCGACTACGTCAAGCATCTGATGTACCGACGACCGGGCTCAAAGTATTACGACCTCGGGCAGTCCGAGTCGTACCGAAAACTCTTCGAGGCGTACTGCGAAGAGGCGAAGTGCGAAGCAGAGCGTGCCCGGTTCCGACCGGGCGTTATTCAATATGGGGGTCTCTAAATGTCCTTCGCCGCCAGCAAGATCACCGACCGCACGAAGTATCTGCTGAGCGATTTGGGCTTCACCGGCTGGACGACGTCCGAACTGCATCAGTGGATCACCGATGCACTTCGCGACATCGCCGGGGTGAAGCCCGATGCGTTCAGCGCTACTGTAACGCACGCGCTCGTCGCAGGAACGCGCCAGACTCTTCCGAGCGGCGCGTTCATTCTTCTCGACGTCATCCGCAACATGGGCGAAGACACCGCGACGCCGGGCCGCGTGCCGCGCATCATCGCTCGAGACAAGTTCGACACGCAGAATCCGTCGTGGCATACCGCCACCGCGAGCAGCACCGTTCGCTTCGTCATGTTCGACATGGTCGACCAAAAGACCTTCTACGTGTCGCCGCCGCAGCCGGCAACGCCCGGCTCGCTCGACATCGTTGCAGCGTTCCAGCCTACCGCCATCACGGCGGGCACCGATCAGATCACGCTCGACGAAACGTGGATTCCGGCAATCGTGAACTACGTGATGTTCCGCGCGCTGTCGAAAGATTCCACGAAGGGCGAGCCGCAGATCGCTATGGCGTACTTCGGCGCGTTCAACGCGCAGCTTGCCGGGCGCGGTGCCGCCGAGGTTGCGCACGACATCAACAACCGCGAAGAGTCGCGGCCGAATACGCCTGTATAAAGGGAGAGAGCTATGCTGCCGACATGTGCAGTCCTGTGCGTGATCAACGACAACGACGGCAACGCCGTCGAAGGCGCGACCGTACTTGCGACGCTGAACCGTTGGGAAGTCTATCAAGGGCACGTGGTGCCGAACATCGTTCAGGGCATCACGGATGCGAACGGTGAAGTGACGCTCGATCTGTGGCCGAACGAACTCGGCGCAACCGAATCGTCTTATAGCGTGCAACTCATTTCCACGAACGGGAAGACGCTGCGCCTGTCGGCATTCGTGCCGGACGCCGTGTCTGCGAACCTGTTCGAGATCGCTACGCTACCGGCATACCCCGGCAAGTCGGACGGTGAGATCGCCGTAGAGAACGCGATCGTTGCTGCAGCGGAGGCCGCAACCAGCGCGACGGCCGCAGCGGCGAGCGCGACGGCCGCAGCGGCGAGCGCGACGGCCGCAGCGGCAAGCGCCACGGCTTCGGCTGCGAGCGCAACCGACTCCGCGACGAGCGCGACCGACTCTGCGACGAGTGCAGCAGCGGCGGCAGCGGCAGCAGCAGCAGCGGCGACCGAAGCAGCAGCGGCGTCTGCTTCGGCAACCGCCGCTGCTGCCAGCGCCGCCGCTGCGTTGCTGAGCGAGAACAACGCGGCGGCCAGCGCTGCAGCCAGCGCCGCCAGCGCTGCAGCCGCGCTCGCAAGCGAGAACGCTGCCGCGGCCTCGGCCGCCGCTGCACTCGCAAGCGAGAACGCTGCTGCCGCGAGTGCTGCCAGCGCCGCGAACAGCGCTTCCACTGCCGAGACACACTCGACGTCGGCGAACACCAGCGCCACGAATGCGGCCGGCAGCGCTGCGACTGCCGCCACGCAGGCTGGGAACGCATCGGCCAGTGCGGCGGCTGCGCTCGCCAGCGAGAACAAGGCCGCGCTGTGGGCCGAGGAAGACCACAACGTCGAAGTCGAGACGGGCCAGTATTCGGCGAAGCACTGGGCCACCGAGGCGCAGCTTTCAGCCATCGGCTCGCTGGTATATCGCGGCGGGTGGGACGCGTCGACCGCTGCATACCCGGTCGGCCCGGCGCTCGGCGATTACTACAAGATCACCGTGGCCGGCACGATTTCGGGCACGGACTATGCGGTCGGCGACAGCATCATCTTCAACGGCACCGACTGGGACAAGATCGACTCGACCGACGCAGTCACGTCGGTGGCCGGGAAGGTCGGCGCCGTCACGCTGACGAAGACCGATGTCGGTCTGTCGAACGTCGACAACACGTCGGACGTGAACAAGCCGGTCAGCACCGCACAGCAGACCGCCATCGACGGGCGCTCGCCGAAGATCGGTTTCCCCGTCGACACGTCGGGCAACTATCTGATCGACATC